CTGTACATCACTCTTGAAATGGCAGAAGAGCGCATCGCGGAACGCATTGACGCAAACATCATGGACATCACAATGGACGAGTTGCAGGACTTGCCCCTTGAAATGTACGAGAAGAGGCTGCTGTCTTCCACTCGCGGCGTGAGCGGGAAACTCATTGTGAAGGAATATCCCACCTCATTTGCAAATGCAAACCATTTTCGAATCCTGTTGGACGAGTTGCGGTTGAAGAAGCAGTTCACACCTGACATTATTTTCGTGGACTACATTAACATCTGCTCGTCTGCGCGATTCAAGCACGGCAACAACATCAACTCTTACGGCTACATCAAGGCAATTGCTGAAGAGTTGCGCGGTCTTGCAATGGAGCGGGATGTTCCCATCGTGAGCGCAACACAGGTGAACCGCGCAGGCTTCTCGTCCACCGATGTTGACCTCACCGATACTTCAGAATCGTTTGGCTTGCCCCACACCGCAGACCTGATGATTGCACTCATCACGACTGAAGAATTGGAAAAAGCGGGACAGATCATGGTAAAGCAGTTGAAGAACCGCTACAATGGCAAGGCAGCAAACAAGAAGTTCATTGTGGGGCTGAACTACGCGAAGATGAAGTTCTACGATATTGACAGCAGCGTGTCCGAAGACCTTATGGACGCAAATATTCAGAAGAGCGAATCGGACGGGTTTGGTTCGGGCTACGGAGCAAAGGACTTCAAGTCAAAGTTCGGAAGTAAAAAAGACACTAGCGATTGGAACATATAATGAAAACAGCAATCATTACTGGCGTAAACGGACAAGACGGTTCCTACCTTGCCGATCTGCTGATCTCAAAGGGATATTTTGTGGTTGGGTTGAAGCGGCGAACATCTCTCATCAACACCGAGCGCGTGGATCATATCTACAACCACCCTATCGACTGCACTCAATTCAAGATGTGCTATTACGACCTTTTGGACGGTGGAGCAATTACCAATCTGTTGGTGAAGTACAAGCCTGATGAAGTGTACAATCTTGCAGCACAGTCTCATGTTGCGGTTTCGTTTGATGTTCCCGAGTACACGAGTGAAGGGATTGCTGGTGGAACTCTGAAGATTCTTGAGGCTATTCGATCTGTTAGTCCACACACCAAGTTCTATCAGGCTTCGTCTTCGGAAATGTACGGAGACTCAACAGATTACGGTGACACAGGCTACACCGAGACTAGTCGCATGATGCCTGTGTCTCCTTACGCTGTGGCAAAACTCCACGCACACCACATGGTGCGAGTGTACCGTGAAGCATATAAAATTCATGCAAGTTCAGGCATTCTGTTCAACCACGAAAGCCCACGCCGTGGCGAGACATTCGTGACACGAAAGATCACGATGGCTGCTGCTCGTATTGCACAAGGCAAGCAGAGCAAACTGCTGCTAGGTAATCTTGATGCGAAGCGCGATTGGGGATTTGCGGGCGACTATGTGGATGCCATGTGGCGTATGCTGCAACAGCCGCAGGGAGATGATTATGTGGTGGCTACGAATCGTACCCATTCCGTCCGTGAATTTTTGGAAGTGGTGTTTGACCACGCAGGATTGGGCGACTACACCAAATATGTGGAAACCGATCCGCGTCTGTTCCGTCCAAATGAGGTTCCGTATCTTCTAGGTAATCCTGAAAAAGCCAAGCGGGTCTTGCAATGGGAGCCACAACACGATATGATCGCCCTTGCGAAGATGATGTACGACTCCGACTACAAGCGAGAACAAGCCAAGCCGTAATGTCCACCTACATCGACAAGAAGTACATCAACATGGTGTCTCCTCAACTTGAGCGATTCAAGTGGAAGAGCGGAAACCTTGCCAATTGCCGTTGTCCCATCTGCGGTGACTCACAGCGTAGCAAGAGCAAGGCGCGTGGGTTTTTCTTTCCAAAGAAGAACGACTACTTTTTCAAATGCCACAACTGCGGTGCGGGACATTCGGTGTACCGCTTTCTAGAGGTGGTGGCTCCTGCACTCGCGCAGGAGTACGCGCTTGAGCGGTGGCGCAACGGCGAAAACGGCAAGAGCAATTATGTGAAACCTGACGAAGTGGCAGTCTCGTTGCCGAAGGCTGAACTGCGTTTGCCGAAAATTACTTCACTTCCCACAGACCACCCTGCTCGACAATATTTGGAAAGCCGCAAGGTTCCCCACCTTGACCGCTTCTATTTCACGGACGGCTTTGGGGATTGGGTTCGATCCATCGACCCTACATACTCTACCATTCCGAATGACGAGCGTATCGTCATCCCATTCGTGAATAAAGCAGGTGAACTGCTTGCAGCGCAAGGACGCTGCTTGAGCGGTTCCAAGAACGCCATCCGATACATCACCGTCAAGTTCAGCAAGGACGGTAGAGCAATCTACGGTGAGGATCGTTTGGACTATTCGAAGAGGATTTATGCAGTTGAAGGTCCAATCGACTCTGTGTTTTTACACAACGCTGTTGCTCTTGCTGGCAGTGAACTCGCCCACGCCACCAAACTATTTCGTGATTGTGTTGTTGTTTACGACAACGAGCCTCGTAATTACGAAATTGTCAAGAAGATGGAAGAAGCCATCCGTGGCGGCTACACCGTCTGTGTGTGGTCGGACAGCGTTTCAGAAAAAGACATCAACGACATGGTACTCGGCGGCAAGACAGCCGAAGAGGTTCAGAGGATCATTGACGAGTGTGCTTGCAGCGGACTGACTGCACTGGCACGGTTTTCACAATGGAGAGTGCGATGAATACACAGAAGGTGCTTGATCACGGTTTCGTGCAGTATGTTGACCACATGGGAGATGACCTGACCATCGTGAACGCTGCGCGGGTGTCGTTCAACAAAGAGAGTGCTTGGGACGGAGAGCGGCACTGGACAGGTTCAATCAAAGACAAGGCACTGAGCGAGAAAGACCAGAAACTCATTGCGTACCTTGCGAAGCACAAGCACTGGACTCCTTTTGCCCATCCACAAATCACCCTGCGGATCAAGGCTCCTGTTTTCATCCGCACCCAACTTTTTAAACACAAAGTTGGAATGACAGAGAACGAAGTGAGTCGCCGTTATGTGAGCGATCCGCCCGTGGTGTATTTTCCACATTGGCGCGGCAAGCCCACGAACGGTGCAAAGCAGGGGTCAGAAGACTTCATGCCTATTGACGAAACCTACAATACTGTTGGTCGGTACTACGACATGAGTATACGGGACGCGCTACACACCTACGAACAACTAGTGAAAATGGGTGTGGCTCCTGAACAGGCTCGTGCGGTGCTGCCACAGGGAACCTACACCGAATGGTGGTGGACAGGTTCTCTGTCTGCGTTTGCGCGAGTGTACACGCAGCGAGTTGACCCCCACGCACAATGGGAGTGTCAGCAGTACGCAAAGGCAATTGCTGCAATCATTTCACCTCTATTTCCCTACTCTTGGGCGGCGTTGACGCACAGTCAGCCCACCTAAATACAGGGATGACCGACCCTCTAGTCTCCAAGCCCACAGAGCCACGCCGAACTGCTGCCATTTCAAGTGGTCGGTTCGTGTCTGGTTCCGTATTTCAATTAGTGCGCGAAATCCGTGGTTCCGCGTACTCTGTGGGCGACAGGTTCATGCTTATTGAGGGGGAAGACTGTCACGACCCCAATACCCTTATTCTGGGTGGGGTTGGCGAAAATTATTTCATTGACCCACAAGGAAATCCCCTGAAGATCGAAGCAGGGGACGCGCAGATCGACTCCATTTTTGAATTGGTGGAGCAGACTCCTACACAAACCATTCAAGAAGGGGTTGAAATAGCCCCTCCCACCCGACTGGTCACGGAAGCGCAGTTCAAGGCGTTCCGTGAGGGTCTTGCTGGCGTTTTGAACGAGATAGCCGCTGCAAAGACGGACGGAGAGCGTGGCGAACGCGGTCCTCGCGGCTTCACAGGCGTACAGGGCGACCGTGGAGATGTGGGACCACAGGGTGAAAAGGGGGAACGCGGTGAAAATGGAGAACAAGGGCAACAAGGGGAAAAGGGCGATACGGGTGAACCTGGACCGCAGGGTGATCGTGGCGAACCTGGTCCGCAAGGTGATCGTGGGGAACGCGGCGAAGCGGGAGAACGAGGAGAGCGCGGAGAAGCAGGACCGCAGGGTGAACGGGGACAGCGCGGCGAACGCGGAGAGAAAGGCGACACAGGTGAACCTGGTCCGCAAGGGTTACGCGGTGAACGCGGTGCTGATGGTGCTGCGGGTGCTGACGGTCGTGATGGGGCTGCTGGTCCGCGTGGCGAAGCGGGTGAGAAGGGTGATCGCGGACCTGAAGGCAAGATCGGCAAGGCTGGCGCAAAGGGCGCAAAAGGTGAGAAAGGCGATAAGGGAGACACTGGTGAGAGCGGAGTTGTAACCGCCAAGTTTCCGCTTGTCTATGATGCGGACGAGAAGTCCATCTCTATTGACGAAGAACGCCTAGACAAGATCCTGAAGAAGATCATGGGCGGCGGCAAGGTGTCGCCGCAGGACATGGGTTGGCTTGCGTCCACGGGTGGCGGTGGCAAGGTGGCTGTGTACATCAACGGCTCCAAGATCACGCCTGATGTTCGGACTTTGGATTTTGATGGTGTCATAGTTTCGTACACCAAGGTGGGTGGAAAAGTAACTTTGCACTTGAACGGTGTTAACTTTTTCTACCAACCGTCACCCCCGACCACAGGCATAACACAAGGCTCCCGTTGGATGGACTCCGACAACGGGCAAGAGTATGTGTACATCAATGACGGCAACAGCAGCCAGTGGGTGCAGCCTACGGTGAATCCGTTCTTTGGTCCCGTGTCGTACAACACCACATCGGTCACGGGAACCACATACGAAGCCACGGCACAGGACTACTACATCGGCGTGAGCCACGCGGGAATGCCCACCATTTACCTTCCCGCCGCTCCGTCTGTGGGCAGAGAGGTTGTGGTAAAGGACGAATCAGGAAACGCTAGCGCAGCCAATCGGTACATTACTGTGCGTGGTGCAAGCGGATCAAGCGAAACTATTGACAATCAGGCTTACGCAGTGCTGAACCTAAATAATGCAGGCGTACACTTCATTTACAGAGGCGGGTGGAGAATCATATGAGTTACCTGTTCAACAACAAGGTAGGGTTCGTAGACAATGCAGTGGACGCTTTCAACCGCTTGAAGGTGGCGCAGCCGTTCACCCTGTTCGACAGTCAACACCGCTACCAACCCAATGACAAGTGGGACACTTTCGGTGTCACAGGCGGAACGGCTTCGTTTGTGATGGAAGAAAGCGCGGTCAAACTGTCTGTAAACACCACAGTTGGCAGCAAAGTGACCCGCGAAACCAAGCGCGTGTTCCCGTATCAGCCAGGAAAGTCCCTGCTTGTGCTGAACACCTTTGCCTTCAACACCCCAAAGGAAGGCTTGCGGCAGCGCATCGGCTACTTTGGAATCACGGGTGGAGCCACCGCAGGAACACCGTACAACGGGATATACTTGCAGCAGGACGGGCTGACGCTCTCTATGGTGATGCAGTCCGCTTCGCTGAACACCACCACAACGGTGAATCAGTCCCAATGGAACGGCGACAAGTTTGACGGCAGTGGAGCGTCAGGGAGAACTCTTGATGTCACCAAAGCCAACATTTTTTGGATGGACATTGAATGGTTGGGCGTTGGTGATGTGCGAACAGGATTCTTCGTGGACGGCAAGCCTGTTGTAGCCCACACCTTCCACAACGACAATATAAACCCTTCAACCTACATGACCACCGCTGTGCTGCCCATTCGCTACGAATTGGTGAACACCACCGCACAAGCAGCAGGAAGCACCATGACACAGATATGTTCAAGTGTCATCAGCGAAGGCGGATACGAAGGCTTCAGTCGCAGATACAATGTGACTCACGATGGAGCCACACTTAAGACACTAACCACCGCAGGAACAGCATATCCTATTATTGCTCTACGGTTGAATTCCAGTCGGTTGGACAGTGTGATTGTTCCTTCTAACATTAGCGTGATAGTTCAAGAAACAACCAACAACAAGCCTGATACTGTTCAGTATCGTCTATTGCTCAATCCTACAATTACAGGTGGAACTTGGAATACCCACTACAACGGAAATGTGGATTATAATAATAGCGCAACAAGTGTTTCTGGCGGAAACGACATCATAGGAGGATACATCAGTAGTAGTGGAGCATTTTCCGTATCTGATGTAAACGATTTCAACTTTCAATTGGGCAGAACCCAAACAGGAACAAGCGATGTTATCTGTCTTGTACTCACACCCATTTACGATGGCGCAAAAATCTGTGCAGACTTCTCATGGTTTGAAATAGTGTAATATGCCCCTAGATTTTCCCACATCACCTGCACTCAATCAGGTCTACTCCATCGGCGGCAAGTCGTGGAAGTGGAATGGTGACGCATGGGAAACCTACAACGACAACCTTGGCGTTGATTTCGTTGAAACGGTAAACGGTGTCACGGGTGATGTGGGCGTGGTGGGTGGCACTGACATATCGGTGTCCACCGCAGGCAAGACCCTGACCATCAACTACACTGGTTCGGGCGGTGGAGGCGGAACAAATGTGGTGTCGTCTTTCAACGGACTCACAGGAGCCGTACAAGGTGTCTCATCTTGGAACGGACAGACTGGTGCGGTGTCGTTTAACGACTATGTGGCTTCTTTCAACGGGGTCACTGGTGCTGTGGAGGGAGTTTGCGCCGCAGTTGCAGGCACAGGCATAAGCGTCAGCGGAGCCACTGGCACAGTAACTATCACCAACACGGGTGTGCAGTCATTCAACGGAGAAACAGGAGCCGTGCAGGGTGTGTCCAGAATCAACGGACGCACAGGAGCCGTTGGTCTTGCTGGTGGACGCGGAATCAGTTTGGCTGTGTCTGGAGCAACAACCACCGTAAATCTGAATTACTTGAACAGCGGCACGGCACTCACTGCCGTAAAGTATCCAGAAAAAGCAGACTGGGTGGCTATTCAAGAGAGTGCGCCACCAAACAACATAGTGAGAACCCAACTCCAAAATATTTCATACTTGTTTCTTGGAACATCTGATACTAAAGGATCAGGAGCGCATTTCAGAATGGCGACAAGCATTAATGCTGGAGCAGGAACAGCGGAAGACCGCTATGTTTCATTTGAAAACATATCAAACGAAATCATCGGAATAATAGACGGCGGAACCTACGCCTAAATACTGTACCGAGTCACAAGGAATCTGAAACATGGGATCAACAATCACATTCCGCAGAGGCGAAAACGACCCCACATCGGGGTCGGGTCTGACACTTGCCGAGCCAGCGTTCAACACCACGCTGCACACATTTCACATCGGCTTGGGTCACGGGATCACTGCGGAATGGGTTGGTGCGCCAATAAGCGGATTGAGCGCGGAAATTGCCGCTGGCATTACATACAAGACTCCCACGCTGAAGGCGGTCAAGGACTATGTTACGGATTATGTCACAGCGGTAAACGGTGTTCTCACCGTGAACGGTTTCGCTGGCGGCGTTACACTGAATGCAGGGACTGCACTAGGACTGACCAGTTCCAGCGGAAACATTACGCTCACAAACTTGGGTGTGCAGTCGTTCAACGGACTCACGGGTACTGTTCAAGGAGTTTCGTCTTGGAACGGACAGACGGGTGCGGTGTCTTTCAGCAATTATGTGGTTTCATTCAATGGTTTGACTGGTACAGTTGGTGGCGTGTGTGCTGCTGAAGCCAACACATTTACTGCTGTACAGACATTCAACAGCGGTGTGACAATGGCATCTACCCTTGATGTCACGGGGGTGGCTCGCCTTTCTGGTGGAGTTACTGCTTCGCGGGTTGATGTCACTGGCAACTTCAAGGTGGTTGGTGACGCACAGATCGGTGATCAAAACACAGACACCTTCACGGTGTTTGCAGGAACCACATTCAACAATCGCGTTGACTTTGGCGGAACAAATGTTTTCCGATACGGTCTTACGAGTGGTGGAGCAATACGGTTCAGCGGTAACAACGCAAAAAGCATAACAACCACGGAAGCGTCACTCACCATAACAGGAGTTACATCAAGTGGGATAGCGTCCCCATACAACAGCATGGTGTTTGGTGTACAGACAAGTGATCCGCTCACCATGTATTCCGCCACGGGAGTTGTGGACATTGCAACAAACAATCCGCTGACTCCCGTGCAGCCAGCACTGCGGTTCAACACGGACGACCAGGATTTCATTGGTCCAGGCTCAATCAAAGTAGAGCCAAACGGCTACGCGACAGGAAACCGAACACAGTACTTGCAAGACGCAAACGGCACACTCGCACTCACAAGCCAGTTGATGGGTGCTGTGAACGGTTCTACTGCTGCCACTAGTGCGGTTACATCATTCAACGGACTAACTGGTGCGGTAGGAATTTCCGCTGGTACAAATATCACCATTACGCAAAGTGGAAACACCTTAACAATCGCGTCAAGCGGAGGCGCGTCCATAACGAACTATGTGGAGTCTTTCAACGGACTCACGGGTGCTGTGACAGGCGTGACTGTTGGTGGAGTAAACACCTTCACCCAAGTAAACACATTCAGCGCAGGAATCTCTGCCGCAGGCTCTACATTCGCGTCCACCACAAATACCCTTGATGTGATTGCGTCCACCGAAGGCGCAGGGCTTCGGATTGCTCGTGCCACAAGCGGCGTGGGCAGCAGAATCGGTGGAATCCGTCTTGGTAGAAGCGCAACATCATCCCTGAACACATACATTGAAGGCTCTTCTGGAACATTCAGTCTGTACAACGGAGTGGACAACACAGGAACGCTGTTTGCGGCTTTCTCCCCCACGCAGTTTTCGCTTGGCACTACTTCAGCATCCTTCATAACCCTGAACTCCCCAAACATCATTTCGTTTGGTGACCAAAGTGCTGTGGGCAACAACCAAGCGTTTTCCATGAGTGGCACAGCCCGCACATATACTTTTGGCGACTCCAATGGGGTCACAGCAGGATTCGTGGGCATCAATCGCAGCGGTCTGTGTGCAGACTACGCTCTTGAGGTAAACAGCCCCACTGGCAAGGGCTTGCAGTTGATATACAACGATCACACTGGTGCTGCTTCCAATTGGGTGAACATGGATGTGAGCAGCGGTGGCAACTTCACCGTTCGTCCGAGCGGTGGGCTGGCTACGGTCACGGGAACCCTGAATGTATCTGCTGGTGTCTGTGCAGCGGGAATAACACTGCCTGCTGATGGAAAGATAGAGGCAGATGGAGCATTGTATATCGGAAACAATCCTGTAAGCACTACACGGGTGGTCATTGGTGATTATGATGCTTCAGGAAACTCCACATACATTCTAGTACGAGATCCTGTTTCAGCACTGGACATAGTAAACCCTAGTGGTTCTGTGAGAATAGGTGATCCTGATGGAATCGTCAGCGGAAATTACTTCAGCATTGACAACAGTACTGGAGTAGCAGAAATTGGAGCAGGCAGTTTTACCGTTAATGCGGGCATTTCTGCACCAAACATCATGTACGGTCGTGTGATCACGAACATCACAGGTGCGACCACTGCTCTAAACAATCCACGAACCGATTATGTGTACAACGCCACAAGCGGAACATTCACCCTGACCATGCCCACAGCGGCATCGAATACCAATCGGTACACCGTGAAGAACAGCGGAACAGGAATTGTAACCATTGGATGCACTGCTTCGCAAACCATTGACGGCGACAGCACCTACCCACTAAGCACGCAGTATCAAGCAGTGGATCTCATCAGCAACGGCACAAACTGGATCGTGGTGTAAAGGAGAAAGCATGGCATACGGAGTAACATCAAAGAATCAACTTGTTCTACCTGGCACGGCGAACGCCGAAAATCCCAGCCAGTTGGACACCATTTTTTTCACGGATTTCCTGCAAGCAGGCGGTCCTTCCTCCACATCTCCCGCACAAGGGGGAGTGTTCTACCTCGCTAACGCCAACGGCGGAACGGTTCAGAACAACAGCACGAACCATTTCGTTGCGTTTGGAGTGACTGCTTCCAGTGGAACCTGTGCGGTGTCAACAGGAACAACAAGCAATGCCACTGGCTATTCGGTACTGTACACCAACGCAAACACCATTCCTGGAATTACTGCTGCTCTGAACACAGGAGCAATGCACAAGTGGGAATGCGAAGCCCTTGTTCGCACAGACTCCACAATCTTTGAAAACACCACGCCTGTTCACGGTGAGTACCGCTTTGGGTTCATGAACTCCACTACAAACGCGGCGGTTTCGGACGGTGTGTACTTTAGCCGCCTGGTGAACGGAACCACAAACGAAACCACATGGCAAGTAGTGTTCTCGAAAGACGGAACCGCAGAACGAATCGACACCACCGTGACCGTTTCCACAAGCACCACATACCGCCTGTATCTGTGCGTGGAGATTGCCCAAGACGGAACCTATACCACCACATACAAGATAAAGGCAAACGGAAACAGCACGGAAGGCACTGCTGCGCCGTCCACTCTTGCACGGTATCCAACGGCTTACAACGATTACATGGGAGTTGTGCTTGGTGTAACCAAAGCAGGAACGGCTTCTGCTTTGGCTCGTCTTCTGCTTGTTGACTATGTGGGAGCGCGAATCCGCCGCCAGTGCAACCGAGAGATTCTTTTGTTCTCGTAAGGAGTAACCCATGCCCAATCCACGACCACTATCCGTTGTAAAACTCAAAGACCCCACCTGTGCAGACGCAGTGAACTACGATCTTCGTGCAGAGGATCGCTTTATCTACTACGGAGAAATTGCACAAGACGCTACCCGTTGCATTGTGGAAGGCTTGTTGTGTGGCAAACGGTTGCCGTATTTCAGCCCTGATATTTTCGAAGAAGTGGCGGCAAACGACTTCTGAAACCAAATACTGTTCGTAATACTTTAGGGGGGCGAAAGCCCCCCTTTGTGTTATGCTCTGCTCTACATACTCTACCCAACAAAAGGAGTTACATATGAAGAACCTTCCAACGCTGTATCAGCATTTCATTTTCATTTCCCGCTACAGCCGATGGCTTGACGATCAGAAGCGGCGTGAGACTTGGGAGGAAACGGTTGACCGTTACTTCCGCTTCTTTGACGAGCATTTTGCCGACAAGGGCGTAAAACTAAATAAGGCAGTCCGCGAAGAACTTCGTGACGCAGTTCTGAATCTTGAAGTCATGCCGTCCATGCGTTCACTCATGACGGCAGGTGAAGCACTCAAGCGGGACAACACCGCAGGCTACAACTGCTCCTATGTCGCGGTCAACAAGGTTCGCGCATTCGATGAGATCCTGTATGTTCTCATGTGCGGAACAGGTGTAGGCTTCAGCGTGGAGAGGCAGTATGTGGAGAAACTTCCTACAATTGCTGAAGAGTTCACTAACAGCGATACGCTCATCGTTGTCAAGGACTCCAAAGAAGGATGGGCAAAAGCCTATCGGGAACTTGTATCCCTACTTATTGGAGGTCAAATCCCCCGATGGGACTTGTCTAACATCCGTCCTGCTGGTGCGCGCCTCAAGACTTTCGGTGGACGCGCAAGTGGACCGCAGCCACTGGAAGACCTCTTCCGATTTACCGTCAGTACTTTTAAGAAGAGTGCTGGCAGAAAACTCACTTCCATCGAATGTCACGACATTATCTGTAAGATTGCAGAGATTGTCGTGGTCGGGGGCGTGCGTAGATCGGCTCTTATCTCGCTATCGAATCTCACCGATGAGCGAATGCGTGATGCTAAAGTGGGGCAATGGTGGGTGGAGAACCCACAACGCGCCCTAGCAAACAACTCCGTTGCCTTCAAGGAAAAGCCAGAGATCGGCACATTCATGGAGGAGTGGGTTTCGCTGTACAAGTCCAAGAGTGGTGAGCGCGGTATCTTCAACCGCGAAGCCGCACAGAAGACCGTGGAGAAACTGGGCGAACGCCGCGATGCTTCATACGAGTTTGGCACGAACCCCTGCTCCGAGATTATTCTCCGAGACAAGGAGTTCTGCAATCTGAGCGAAGTCATTGTTCGCGCAGACGACACTCCCGATACGCTGAAGCGCAAGGTTCGTCTGGCTGCAATCCTTGGCACTTGGCAGGCTTCACTCACCCACTTCCCGTATCTCAGCAGTGACTGGAAGCGTAACTGTGAGGAAGAGTGCTTGCTTGGTGTGTCGCTCACAGGCATCTTGGACAACCACTTCATGCGGACACAGGGCGACAATCTGAATGTGCTGCTTGAAACCCTGAAGGCAGACGCGGTGGCTGTTAACAAGGAGTGGGCGAAGCGGATTGGCATCAATCCCGCAGCGGCTATTACTTGCGTGAAGCCAAGCGGCACGGTGTCGCAGTTGACTGATGCGGCTAGCGGTATCCACGCTCGTCACAACGAGTACTATATCCGCACCGTTCGTGCAGACCGCAAAGACCCCATATGCCAGTTCATGATTGACAGGGGTATTCCTGCGGAGCCGTGTGTCATGCGTCCCGACCACACAATGGTGTTCTCGTTCCCGCAGAAGGCTGTGGGATCGGTGACGCGCAACGACATGACTGCAATTGAACACCTTGAGTTGTGGCTCACCTATCAGCGTCACTGGTGCGAACACAAGCCAAGCATCACCGTGACCGTTCGTGAGCATGAGTGGATGGAAGTGGGTGCGTGGGTGTACAAGAACTTTGATGAAGTCAGCGGCATCTCGTTCCTGCCCCACTCCGACCACACCTATCAGCAGGCTCCGTATCAGGACTGCACCGCAGAGCAGTACGAAGCGGCACTGTCTAAACTGCCCCAGTCCATTGATTGGAGCGAGTTGACCCAATACGAAAAGACGGACACCACGAAGGGAACGCAGACCTTTGCGTGTTCGGGAGACAAGTGCGAAGTGGTTGACTTGACTACATAAAGAGTCGCCTCTGTCTTAAGATACGCGACAACCCCACGGGAGATCGCATCTCCCGTCCGACAACCCTCAGCAATGGGGGTTGTTTCTTTTTACAAATCTAGCCATTTTCTTCCAGCGGAGTGGTCTAAATATTTGCATGAAGAGAGGCGGTTTCCAATCTCTTCTGCTGGCTCTCGCACTCGTCTTGCTGCAAGCCTGTGCCACAGATATCACCGCCACCGCGCCGAAGAGCGCACCCCCGCCGAAGAGCGGGGGGATCGAACACACAGAAGCCCCGACTGAGCCGCCATTCTTTATGCGGGGATTTTCTGCCATTACCGAGTGCGAGGAGCCACAGGTTGGCGCACTCGCTGTGGAGGACGGAGACACCTACGGAAGCGGTGTGCTGATCACCCCTTGTCATGTGCTTACCGCAGGGCATTGCGCGGACACCGTGATCCCCCACTGGTTTATTTCAGGTGGGCAATTCTTCAAAATCAAGTGCGTTGTGCTGCACCCCAATTACAAAATTGGTGGGGTCGTATTCGTGGATTTGGCGGTGCTGGTTCTAGAGTCCCCGTGTGCTGCCACGCCCTCTCCACTGCCACAGGAACGGCTCCAGGCTGACCGTGGCGACCCGCTGACCGCTGTGGGCTATGGCGGGGGCATCAAGCGCAAAAGCCTTCCTGAAGTGTTCTGGTACTACGGAACACTGGTGGAGGAACCCACAGTATTTAAAATGCTCCCCCTTGACGGCACGGTGTGGTTTGGCGATTCGGGTGGGGCAATTTACGACAATAGCGGAGTTCTCGTTGGGATCATTTCCTCTTTGGGTATCAAGAGGGGACACCTTTACGAGAACTCCGCTACCAGGCTTGATATCTTCTCCAATTGGATACGGGAAACCGTGGAGGGTAACCCATGCAACTGAATAGAACTCAAAGAGTCCTGTTGTCGGCGTGTTCTTTTTTAGTCGGGGTTCTGCTCGCCCGTT